CCGGTGACGGCTGCAACAGGGAGCCCTGTGGCGTTGGCAAGAGAGAGGCTCGATGGCGTGCCACCGGCGCCGTTGAACAGCACCGGGGCGCCAGCTGCGCCGATGTTGGCGGCCAGCGCCGTGGCGACGCCGGTACCGAAGCCGGTGATGCCGGTGGCCAGGGGTAGGCCGCTGCCGTTGGAGAGGGTGACGCTGCTGGGCGTGCCCAGGGCAGGGGTGATCAGGGTTGGGTTGTTCGCGAACACCAGTGCCCCGGTGCCGGTTTCATCTGTGATCACCCCGGCGAGCTGCGCCGAGGTGGTGGCCGCAAACTGGCTGAGCGGCTGGCTGACCAGTGCATCGCCGCCGCCGCCGCCCCCACCGCCGGTGGCGGAAATCGTTTGGTTGGGCCACGTGCCGCTGATGCTGACATGAGTGCCAGCCACCAGGCCGGGAGTTGCGGTGCCGGTGCCGCCAGACGCCACGGGCAGGATTCCGGTCACCCCTGTAGTCAGCGGCAGGCCGCTTGCGTTGGTGAGCGTCAGCCCTGAGGGCGTGCCGCCGGCACCGTTGAGCAGGACCGGGGCACCGGCTGAACCGGTGTTGATCGCCAGGGCCGTGGCAATGCCGGTTCCCAGGCCGGTAATACTGCCAACGGCTGGAGTGATCGTGGTCGAGCTGGCCGCAGTGATCAGGCCCTTGGCGTTGACCGTGAAAGTCGGGGCGGCAGTTGCCGAGCCAAACGACCCCACGTTTGCATTGACCGTTGCAAGGGTCAAAACAGTGGAGCCGCTAGCGTCTCCGGTGTGATTAGCGTTAGAAACTAAGCCGGAATACAGACTATTGATTGCATTATCGCCCGTGTTCGTTCCGCTGCTGGTACCGCTGAAGGTGCCGCTTTGCGTGGCCAAGCTGCCCAGCCCGAGCGATGCCCGGCCCGCGCTGGCGTCGAGGCCCGTACTGCCGCCATCCCATCGCAGCCGCTCGTTAAACGCCGTGGTCCAGTTGGCCTGGCTGGAGTCAAGGGGCAGGCTGTAGCCAGCAGCAAACGCCAGTGTGATATTTCCGCTCACCGTTACCGGCGAGCCAGTGACCGAGAATCCCGTTGGGGCGATCAGTCCCACACTGGTCACGGTCCCTGATCCGCCGCCCCCGCCGCCGCCGCTGGAGCTGATCGTCTGGAAGGGCCAGGCCCCTGTAATCGTGATGTTGGCGCCTGCCACCAGGCCCGGCGTTGCCGTGCCGGTGCCGCCATTGGCTACGGGCAGGATCCCCGTCGTGCCGGTGGCCAGGGGCAGGCCGGTAGCGTTGGCGAGGTTGACGCTCGATGGCGTGCCCAGTGCGGGGCTCACCAGGGTTGGACTGTTCGCGAACACCAGCGCTCCGGTGCCGGTCTCGTCGCTGACGACCCCAGCCAGTTGCGCCGAGGTGGTGGCAGCGAACTGGGCCAGGGTGCCGGCGGTGGAGGCCTTGGCGTTCAGCGCGGCCTGGGCAGCCGTTGATACCGGCTTGTCGAGGTCGCTGGTGTTGTTGGCGTTGGCAAGCCCCACTGTGGCCGCGGTGGCCAGGGCGGCGATGGCGGAGGCTGATACATCGCCCGTATTGATCGGTGCCGCCGTGCCGGTCCCAGCGCCTGCGCCGGTGGCTACAAAATAAACGCCGACCGTATTCGATGCCGCGCCGACTGCAACAAAGTTGGTGGATCCTACGGTGACAATTTGATAGGCTTGCTCTAAAACAAATGCGCCCGCCGTCACCGCCGCGCCAATGCGATCAACCGGAATCCGGTCCGTGCCTTGCGCGCTGCCATAATCTGGCAGCTCAGAGATCGTGATATGGGTGTCTGGCATGGCCTCAGGCTAGGCAGGCTGAGTACGGAGGATCTGGCCAGCGCCGCTGCGCAGCACCACGCCGGAACCAGTGCGAAAGATTCGGGAGACCAGGGGGACGGCGGCTGCTGTGGTCTTCATCAGTGGGATTCGGCACCACATGCCGGTATCAAACCGCTGAGGCTGCATCTCGACCTTGTATGATTCGCCGCCCACTGTGACGGCTTGGCCGTAGCCGAGGCTGCCGAACTCAGCGGTCAGCGCCTCCAGCATGTAATCAATCACAGTCACCTCGCCGCCGAGAATGACCTCGCTGTTCATCTTCAAAAACCCTCGCCCTGATGCAGCGCCGGCAACAACGCTGACGCTGCCCAGGCGGTTGAAGGCCACCCGGTTGGCTGATGCTTCCAGGGTGGCCCAGCCCATCAGAAGGAGCCGTTGAGGCGGACGTTGGCGGTTGCGTCGCCGTCGGCGCAGGTGGCAGTGAAGACGCCGATCAGCGTGTTGCTGGTGGAAACGGCGGTGACCAGCTTTGTGCTGGTGATGAAGTACGCCTTGGCGCCTTGCGAGCCGCCGGAGCTGGCAGCGGTGGACTTGGCGAGGCTGTAGACGCCCTCCAGCTGGAAGGCGCCTTCGTCACCGCTGGCCAGGTCAGTGGAAGCGACGCCAAAGATGGATCCAATGATCGCGCCGCCGCCGCTGGAGACGGCGTAAGGGGCGATGAGATTGAGGGATTCTCCCTCCTGGATGTAGTTCTTCACGGGGTTACCTCAGGGGTTGGATTGGAATGGGCCGGGATCACCGGCCCGGGTTACTTGACTCAGGCGCCGGTGGAGCGGTAGAAGCCGCGGTGATCAGCCAGGGCGCAATAGAAGTCGTGGCGCACCAGCATCTCCACCCCATCGGGGTTGCGCTTCTCGGTGGTGGTGATCGTCGGGCCACCCTCGCCGGCCAGGTAGCCGAACTGGAGCATGTCGATCCGGTTGGGATTGGCGGCCAGGTAGTAGTAGGCCGTCGAGTCCGAAGAAAGGCGAGCCTCGACGATCAGCTCCATTCCGCCCGCAAAGGGGTTGACGCCGGCCAGGGTGGACGGCGCATAGCCGGTCGGGTACAGGAACTGGAGGGCGGCGGTGCGCAGCTCGGGGGGGACGATCAGGTACGAGGCCTGAACGTTCAGGCTGTTGCCGGCGGGATCGGTCTGCTTGCGCATCTTCGTCACGCCAGCATCAATGCCGGTAATGCCGATGACGCCGGTGCCGGTGTTGTTGTGATCAGCGTGGAAGAGCGCCTTGTTGTCGAGGGTGACGGTGGCACCGCTCGCGCCGCTGGTCAGCTGCTCCCACATCAGGTTGGATTCCAGGAGGGCACAGCCGGCGCCCATCTTTGCGGGCAGGCGATCCAGCGCAGACAGATCATCGTTGATCAGTGCCTGCCTGCTGATCATCAGGCCCTTGCCGTAGGTGCTAAGCTGATAGGTGGTCTTCCCATCGCTCATGGTGCCGAACTTATATTCGCCATCCTCTAGCACCTTTTCAGGCACGATGCTGGCGTTCAGTTGCACTAAATAGTTCGGCTTGAAATCGGTGTTATCCGATTGAATAGCCAGCGGGCGCCAGGTCTGCACCTCTTCGTCGTAGCCACGGGCAAGGGTCTTGTTTGCCGTGTTGAGGAGAACGTTGGCCAGGTCGGAGGTTGTGTGGAATGCGCGCTCGATCAACTCGCTGACGCCCATCATGCGAACATCGGAGCGGCTGAATCCGCGCATGGCCTCCAGGTAATCGGCGGCCATCTCGCGGGTGGTCATCCGCTGGTACTGGCGGCCCAGGTCGGTGGGATCCTTGACGGCGCGGCAGCGGGCGTCGATGCCCTCCTGGAAGCCACGCAGCAGGGTGTCTCCAGCGTCGCGGGTTACCTCAACCCGGGCAGGATGGCCGGCGGCCACAGGAGACGCAGCCTCGGTCTTAAGGCGAGCGGCACGAACCACCTCGACCATCACACCAGGAAGATCCTTCCCAGCGGTGGTGCGGATCAGCTCCTGCACGGTGGATTCGGTGAGGCCGCCAGCACCGGCAGCGCGGCGAATGTGAAGCTCGCGGGCCACGTCGTCAGGGCCAGGCTCGGGAGCCTGAGCAGCGATAGGCGCAGGGATGGAGGTCGGTTCGGTCACGGCGGCAGCCTCGGGGATGGCAGTAGCAGCCGGGTCGCCCCCGGCCAGTTCAGTTGCGGTGGTCATCGGGGGTTCCGTTGAGGGGTGTTCTGTTTCATCCGCCGAGCGCATGACGCTCGCCGGGTCCTGGCCAGCAATGACCAGCGAAACCGCCACCGGCTCCCAATCGGTGGCCCGATCGAGCGGCTGCGATGCGCTGGCTCGCTGCCAGCCGTAGATCCGAGCGTCAACAGAGAAACGCGCAGACCCGTTCCTGAGGCGGGGAATAGCGATGGCCATCGCCTCCTCAGGGCCGTCCACCTGGACCGTTCCGATCAAGGCAGCAGAGCCGTCATCGGCGCGGCCCAGGTCCATCGATGTGATCGCTCCCCAGCACGAAGCAGAGGATCGCTGATGATCGATGTCGGTCGGCAGCGGGCGCATAGGCCAGCGGATCGCCGCTCGCTCATGCACCAGCTGCACGCCATCGCCTACATCCGCATCGGTTGAAATGATCACCGTTGCGGTCCTGGCCTCTTCATCCCATGAGGAAGGCGAGACCAGTGCCATCCGCTGACAGGCTCGATTGCCTGTTTCCAGCGGCATTGCGGCAGGAATGGTTTCGGGCATGGCTTTATGCTACCGATGGCGGGACGGTGGCCCCAGGCTCCGGGACGCCAGATCCTGCGGGGCGGGCCTGGGTGACGCCAGAATCAGAAACGAGCTTGGCGTCAACGGATAGGGCCAGGCCTTTCTCGCGGGCGCTGGCTAGGTCTTTAGCGAGTTCTTCCAGCACCTGGGCAGGCACATAGCCCAGCGAGCGCTGAACCTCGGAGAGGCTGGTAAGGCCGCCACGGATCGCCGCCACCAGTGCTGGGATCTCTTCGGCGGGGTTGATCATCTCCCGGCGTGGAGGCGTCCACAGCATCCGGCTGCTGGCCCGGTTGGCCATGCCTGCTTGCAGAACAGCAGTCGCAAACCATCGCGAAACGGGGTCAAGGAACTGCGGGATTGCAATGTTCCATCGCCAGTGGCCCACGTTCCGATGGAACTCCAGCCAGCCCATCCGGCCGCTGGAGAAGTTGACCTCAGATAGGATCCCGGTCAACGCTTCGAACGTGATCCCATAGCCGGCCGCCACGGAATGCAGGTGATGGCGCTGCATCTCAATGAAGTTCCCCGCGCTGGGCGGGGTGCTGAACCTGATTTCCTTCCCTGGAGGTAGCACCTCAATGGCGCCGGGCTCCAATTTTTCAAACAGGGTCGGGATCGAAGCGTCCGGGCTTTTGGGATCAACTGGCGCATCGTCCGGGTTGGAGTCGGTGACAAATGCGGTGAAGCACGCCGCCACCTTGTCGAGCGTCAGGCGGGCTTGGGCGTGGTCCCCGATGTCGCGCAGCGTGAGTAGCGAGGATGCGCCCCATGGAACACCAGTCGCCTGCCCAGGCCGGCGCACGTCGTAAACGTGGCAGATTTCCGAGGCCTCGATCAGATCAGAGCCCAGCCGCGACTGGCGCCAGTCGCTCTCGCCTGGGTGGTTCTTCCTGATGTAATAGCCGGTCAGCCGCCCCTCGTCGTCGTATGCCTTGCCAAAAACAATAGACGATCCATTGTCTTTTGACATATCAAGCCAGTCGGGCTCCAGTACCTGCAACGTCAACGGTGGCAAGCCCTGTAGCAAGATCCGCTCATCAATCCGCCGCCTGACCAGGCAACTGCCGCGGACTGCAATAGTGCGAGCTACCAGCGCCTGCAGGCCATAGAAGTTTAGTTTGCCGTAAAAGTCACAAGCCGTAGAATCGGCCCAATCATTCCATAGCTGCGAATACTTTTTGTTTTTATTGACTGGTTCTCCTACAATTCCTTCACCAATCCAGTTATTGACAATAACCGCAATAGCCTTGCCTGCCCAGGAGTCGGAATCCACTTGGTCCTGATGCCTTGAGACAATCCGCTGCAGCACTTGCCGCAGATCAGCGTTTGGCCCCCGGCTGCGCTCGTGCCAGCCATCTGTGCGACGGGATTGCTTGCCGGCTTCGTAGGCGCGCAGGTTGGCTTTATACAGCTGAGACTGCGCAATCTTCAAATCGTTTTCAAGTGTTGCCCGACTGCGTTTTCCCACGGCCTATGCTCTCTGGAAAGTCACATACTTCCGCATCACTGGCCTGGCTTGCGTGGTTTCCACCTCGGCGGCCATCCTCCTTTCCGTCTCCAGCATTTCCGCCAGGCTGCGATAGGTCAGCTCCCGGCCATCCGAAAACCTCACCTTCAGCACTCCTTCGGCAATGGCCGAGCGCAGATCCGCCAGTTGCTCCGCTGAGTAGTTCATGTCTGAAGTCTAGCTACCAGTAATTACTAGCTCGACGCTGGGGCGGCTGCTGTGGCTGGGGAGTCTGAGCCTGTGCCAGCTGCGCCTCCAGCTGATCCCACATCGTGGCCCGGTTGTAGCGGCGCTTTACCAGCTCCAGGGCTGCCAGGCAGTAGACCTCAAGGTCGAGCGGCTCGTTGCGCGCGTTGCTGGGCTTCTGCCACTCCAGCACCTGGAAGCCTTTCACCGTGCGCGGGATCAGCCGCTCACAGGTCAGGCCCTCAAGGTAGTCGTCGGTGGCGTTCTGCCCAAAGTGGCAGAAGCCCGGGCCCGGCTGGCTGATCTTTAGGCGGGCGTAGATGGTGCGCTTGAGGGTGTCGGTGCCGACCATGTAGAGCGTGACGCCACCCTTCACCGTGCGGCCCTTCAGGTTCACATCCTGCTTGCTCCCTTTGCCCAGTGCCGGTGCCGACCTGGTGCTGCTGCCCTTGATGGCGACAACACCTTCCTTGGCGTTGCGGCGGCAGTAGTCGTAGGCCTCGTTGGTGAAGTGGCCGCCGGTGTCCACGGCGCAGTGCCGGGCCTTCAGGGTGCCGCCGACCTCGAGGGGAAACTCGGTCCGGCGGATGGTGTCGATCTGGTTCCAGACTTCATCCTGTGCCGGGTCGCCCTCGACCTTCTCGTGCCAGATCAGCCAGCTTTCCTCGCCCCGCCCGTAGCCCTTCACCTTGATCTCGAGCCAGGTGTCCTGAACGTCAACAGCCGCCAGCAGCAGCAGCACACCGGCGGGGCAGTGGCCGGTGGGGTAAGGCTCCTTAGCGGCACGCTCCATCAGGCCATCGGCGTTGACGCGCGCAACGGCCTCGTCTTCCCACGCCTCGGCGGCGTGCTTGTTGACCCAGCCTTTGAGCAGCAGCGGATCACCCTTGGCCCGCAAGAAGTCGTCGCGGATCTGCTCCCATGGCGTCCACCCGGCCGGGGCGTACCAGCTCGGCAGGTGAAAGCCGGCGGTCTGGTTATCGCCAACGGCATGCGCCCGCCACTCGGCGCCGGCCAGCATCGTGGTCTTGTGGTGTTGCGCGATCCGCTCACCGCAAGCCGGGCACTGGCAGAACACTTCACCATCAGGCCGGTCCCACATCATGTGCTCACGCCAGCGCAACACCTCCCTAGCGCCGCAGCACGGCATGAAGGCGGCGTAGCGGCGCTGGTCTGATCGGCGCTCGAACTCCTCAGTAATCCGACAGGCGCCGCGGGTGCCGGGGGTGGAGGTGATCAGCACCTTGCCCATGGGAAACGTCCGGGTTCGGGCCTCGGCGTTTTCCAGTGGGTCGCCCTTGTCGTCGGCCTCGAGCGGGTAGCTGCTCACCTCGTCGGCAAACAGGTAAGCGGCTGGCATGGACTGCAGACCGCTCGCACTGTTGGCGCCGGTCAGCACAAACAGGCCGCCACGGAACTCCTTCAAAAACATCGTGTTGCCGCTGTCCCTGCTGCGGGCCGGGGCAATCAGATCAGCCAGCGCCGGGGTCTCCCTGAGCAACGGCTCCAGCCGCTGGCGGTTCAGCCGCTTGGCCATGTCGAGCGTCGGCTGCACCAGCAGCACAGGCGCAGGCCATAGCTCGATCACGGCGCCCAGGGCGTTGAGAATGACCTCCGTCTTGCCCATCTGGCTGCCAAACATCAGCACCACCCGGCGCGTGGGGCTGCTCTGGCTCAGGCAGTCCATCGGTTCGCGCAGATACGGGGTCCGGCTGGTGCGCCATGGTCCCTTCTCGGCTGAACCCTTGCCGCTGAGGATGCGGTGCTCGTCGGCCCACTCGCTCACGGTCATATCGGCCGGAGGCATCAGGCCCTCGCGGAATGCCTGCCGGTAGACCGTCGCTGCGTCAGCCATCGGCCAGACCCCGCAGCGCGATCCGGTGCTCTTCGGTCAGCAGCCGATGGCACTCGCGCGCATCGGCGGTGGCGGCCAGCATCGGGGCCAGTCGATCGGCCAGGCTCAGCAGCGCATCACGCACGGCACGCGCACAGGCGAACGCTTCGGCCCGCGTCTCTGATCGCACGATGACCTCGCCTCGGTCCTTCAGCGTCCCGATCTTTTCTCGTTCGGCGCTGTAGTGCTCGCGCCTAGCGCGGCTCCAGTTCAAGTCAGGAATCTCATCCTCTGGCAAACCTTCGATGAATGCCCGCAGATCTCGATCGGCTGGCGGATTCAATGGCGCGGCGGGAGCCTGCGTCGATGGCGGCTGCTGCTGAGTGTTGCGGGTCCATAGGTCGTTCGCCTTTTCGAAGTCCAGCAGCTCTTTGCCGTCCTTTTTCACTACGGCTGCTTTGATTCGGCCCGACTTGATTGCAGTGGTTACCGCCGCCGGGCTGCAGCCGCGCGAGCGGGCATAGGCACTCTTGGTGATCAGGGGCATTCTTTAGCCGGATCCTCCTTTAAGTTAAAGGCTACTGCCCCCCCCCTTAAAAGAGCCAAGGGGGGGCACTGCGGCTGTGCTGCAGCACTTTTAAGCGGGTTTCGGCCCTGCCGCTAGAAAAAACCTGGGGTTCGAATACACCCTCAAACCCCTAGGGCCGAAAGGACCCGACGACCGGGGGCCTCATCGCCTCCTCATCAGCTCAGCCTTCAAGCCAGCCTCCCAGGCTTGGTTGAAGACCCTTTGGTACTCACGCATGGCGATGGATTGGATCGGGAAGCGCCGCTCATAGTTGGGTTGATCAACAACGAACAGCGCACGCACGAATCCACGTCGATACCCCACGGTCTGCGGTCTGCCTGGGTTGCCCGATCCCTTGCCCGTGCCGCCCTTGGGCCCAGGACCTGCACGCCTGGCCACGGCCATAGGCTCAGCCCCGAGTTGCCAGCGCGATGGCCTGCCGCCCGTGCCTCGCAGCATGAAGTAATCAATCTCACGCTTGCCCTTGCCACTGCGGCCACGAGATCCGGCGCCTTGCGGTGCGTTGCCCACGCCACCAGAAAGGGCGCGCATCCTGCTGAGAATGCGCTGATACTCACCGCCCGACAGATTGCCTTGAGCGTTGAGCTTGACGCCTCCACTGCTGGTAGATGATTTGCTGGGTGGCGTGATGAACTGATCATTGCCGATCAAGCCAGCACGACGCAATCCCAGCTCGGTGGCTTTTGGGCGCCTGTCCCCACCTCTGGCATTGGTGCCCATGTAACGCCCAGATGGGACGCCTCCTGCTTTTCTGGTGAACTCTGAATCGGTGAGCTTCCCTTCCCCGTATTGAAAGCCCACCTGACTGGTGAGGTTTTTTGGTGAGGCATAGGAAGCGATCAGGCCGCGCTTGGTCCAGTTGGTTGGGCCGCCTTTGATCATCGGGAAGACTTCGGCCGCAACGCGCGTCTTTGCTGCCTTGGCTGCTGTGGTCATTGCTCGCGCCGTGATCCACTCTTGCTGGCCCATCATCACGGCCAGCGCCTTGCTCATCTTGCTGACCTGGCTGGTGTCAACCGTGAGCGTGATCCTCGCCATGCCACCCCTGCCGCGATGCCCCCAGTCTGCCGAGCCCTCAGGGCTTGACCAAGGCCACGTACTTGGCCCACTGCTCCAAGGTCAGCACAACCCGCCAGGTGCCACCCCTAAACCTGACCAGCGACGCCGCGTGATCGGCGCTGCCGTTGATGCGCTGCTGCTCAGCCTCCTTTGGCTTGATCCTGGCTGCGGCGGCGGTGTCGGCCCAGGACGCCACCTGCACCACATGCCCGGGCACACCGTCGAGGTCGCCGGTGTCGTCGGCACGGCCGGCGCCGAGCTTGCGGCGCACCGGCACCCCCAGCAGCTCGGTAAGCATCGACGCCGCCTCAAGCTCGGCGCGATCGCCTTTTCCCTTCTGGGGGTTTGCCATGCGCTCAGGATGACGAGGCTGAAGGTAGATCGCCAGGGCCGACTCGGTACTCGCACTCGAAGGCGATGATGGCCGGCGGGTCAATCCAGCCCCAGTGGCCCGTAGCGATGCGGCGCAGGCAGTCTTCGCAGCCCTCGCGCCAGTGCTGCTCGCCATCCTCGAAGCTGCCAACGCCAACGCAGCGGGCGACATCCGCGGGGAAGGCGCTCACGCCACCGGCCCCAACCAATTGATCACCCAGCGCGCGCCCGGGCCTGTGCGCCTGGTGGCGTCGAGCAACTGATGGCGCTGCAGGGCGGCCATGCGGCGGGAGACCCATGGTTGGCTGCAAATCCATCGGTCTTGAAGCTCGCGGGTGGTCACCACGGAGGTTGGACCCAGGAAGGCGTCCAGGTCCAGGCAGTCGAGCAGCACGCGATCAGGCACGCGCCCGCGGCGGGTGAGGAGGGTGCGGGCAAGGTCAGTCATGGCTAACCCCCACCGAGGCCTCAGTCGGCCACTGCTTCACCAGTTGCACCTGCCGCCCGTCGTCGTCCCACGCAAGCCCGTGGCCGGGGCATTGGCGAACCCCAGGGGCGACGTGCCGGCCGCAGGCGATCGGGATGCCGCGATGGGGGCACATGCCGTCAATGATGCGGCAGCCGGCGTGGGCTTTCTGCAGGGCGCTGGCCCACCTTGCTTCCGGGAAAACAGGCGGCACTGGCCTGCGACACTGCAGCCGGCGTAGCTCAAGCACAGCGTTGCTAGCTATGTCTAAATAAAGACCATCATGTGCGCCATTCCATGTACCGCCATCCGAGAAAGATACAGGCTGCGCTAGTGCGCGGCTTTCAGCGCAAAAGTCTCTATTGTTAATCGTAATAAACCTTATATCGACGTGAATATGCCAAGGCTTGAATCCAATG